TGGTTGCTTGGATTGCTGCTCTTCAACTGCATCAAAAGCACGGCGGCATACTTGCCGGTCTGCGCCGTGCAACTCTAAAAACTTCAGGATTCCCGACCGGACGGTTTCGCCGTCCGGTTTTTTCGGGAACAGTCCGTGATTGCAAATCTGCGCCACAGCAGCGGGCGAGAGTTGCAAGTGCTGCGCCAGCTCACGCTGGGTCTTGCTGATTGATTCCAATACCTGTTTCAACATCAACATCACTTCATTCCTCCTATCATCACCAGCGGTGCTTGTTCACCACGCAGTAAACGCGCCTTGAGGGCTTCCACTTCACCGGACGGGATACGTTTATCGGGATAGCGCTGGGTCACGACAGCCGCAAAACTGGCCTGCCAGTCGCGTCCCATGCTCTTGGCAAACTCCACCAGGGACAGCGGCGGGAATTCGACCTTGCTGCTGTGTGCGGTGGAAATCTGATCTGTTTCAAGCGGTGTCGCATTGGGCAGCAGGCGTTTCGGCAGATCGGCTTTGCCAAGATGAGAATGCGCCACCAGCCCCTTACCCTCATTGAGGTGTGCGAATGGTCTGGCCTGTTTGGCACGGCTGGCTTCGGCGGTATCGCGGGTGGCATCAATACCCCAGGCTGACTGAGCCAGACGCTTGTCGGTCGCTTCAGTCATCGACTGCGGCGCTTTGCTGTATTCGCCGATCACTTGTGCCGACAGCGAGTTACCAAATTCATCGAATGCACTGTCCGGTTGTACCTCCACCAGCAGCGGTTCTGCACCGATACGCGGAATTTCAATGCGCAGCGCGCCCTGCTTGAGCAGCAACGCCCACACCTTCACATCCATTTTGTTGGCCAGATATTCAGCCCAGGGACGCAGGTCATACTGCTGCGATTTTTTTATCTCTGGATGAACAAAGCTGATGGTGTAATTACTTTTGACCTGGCGCGTCTCCAACTTACTATGTAGGAAGTATTTGCAGATATTGATGTCAGGAATCTCAATCAGATGCTGCGGGGTACGCAAGATCAGTGACCATAGGTCATCGCGTACCATCGGCTCACCGCTGGCACGCCGAACCCGGCAATCGACGTGGGAAATCGCGTTGGCGTTGAAGTCGCGCACCCACTTTTCTACAGCGGCATTAAGCTGTTCGACGCTGTCCACCGGCTCGAATTTCAAACGGCTTTCAAACTGGATTTCGACGATGTCATTGCTCTTTTCAACACCGCCTTTCCCCCAGGAGTGACCGGCGGCATGCGTAACTACCTCAACCCCCATTGCATTCATCCAGTTCAGAATGCCGTGCGAGGTGTTGGCGCTACCCTTGTCCATCAGCAGGATGGACGGCAGGCCATACGATAAACGGTGCGCCTGACGGCTCATGGTGTAGTGACAGAAATTGAACAGGCTCTCCTGATTCTCACCAGCCGCCTCGTAGTAGCGCACATCGATGCTGCTGGAGCCTTGCTCATATCTGACGTAGCGCCACACTTTGAGCGTGACCTTGGCATAGTTTTCCAGCTTGTTTTTATAGAACTCTTCGTCGCGCATCATGAACTGCTTGCCGCGCATGTAATAAATCACACATAGCGACGGATCAATCTGGAACACCTGATTGACGTGTTCAGGACGGGTCTGAATGTGACTGCGTGAATTCACCACGCTGTCCACGTCCATACGTTTTTCGCGCATCAGTGCATTACAGCGGCTTTTGCTGACAGTGATTTCCACGCCGTTGTTATCCAGAATGTTCATCGCCACACCTGTCGGCACAATCTTTTTACCCTGGCCGCGCACCCCTTCACGTTTCATTCCTGCGATCATTTCCAGCGTTTCAAGTGGCATGCACGAGCGCCCCGCATCCGCACGTTTTTTACGGTCGGTTGCACGGCCAGCATGATCTTTAAGCCAGCGATGCACCGTATTGGCCTTCCTGCCGATACGCTCGGCAAAGGCGTTTACCTGTACGGTCTGCGTGCCATGCGGCGCGGCTGCCAGTGCATCGCGCAGGACGAACAACTGTTGCAGCAGGTCTGGGGAAAGTTGCGAGGCCATGTTCATGCCCTTAGTCAATCAGTGCGCCGAGCGTGATTTCAAACTTACGCTTTACCGCCGCCACTATGTCTTCTGCGCGCTGGATTGCCTCGGCAATTTCACGCCCGATCTGTTCGCGCGCGGCTTCCAGTGCCGCTTCTGCGCCGGGTTCAGCTTGCTGCTCCATTACTTTTTCGCGGATCACATCGAGGGCAGCTACTGATTCGACAAAGGTATTACGATGCGCCGCGACGTGAGCATTCAGGCTGCGCATCGCATCCGACCAGACCGCCTGCGGGTCGATCTCCCGGCTCAAGTCTTTCTGTAATTGGGTGATGGTGCTGCTTTTCTGTTCCAGCACACGGTCGGTAGCGGCGGCATCGGCGCGGGCTTCGCGCAGGGCAGCGCGCAGTTCTTTCACCGACATGGTGGCAATTTTGTCCAGATGTAACTCACCGGTTTGGCCGGTCAGCTCCAGCTCTTCGAGTTGCTCATCATCCAGCACCATCATTTCAAAAAGCTTTGATTGGTTACCGATGGCTTTTATCAAATGCGCCGACGTCGGCGCATTTGATAGCTTGATTGCGACCTGTGTAAATTTTTGCGCGACGCGTGGTTCAATCCCCAGCACATCCAGCCGTGCTATAAAATTGCCGTGTCCGCAGGCCGCCTTCAATACAGCCAGTCCGCGTCCGACTTCAAGACATGCCTCCACACTGCGGCGCATGTTGGCGCTGATGTCGCGCTGGATCAGATCCGGGTCGGTGCAGTCGGCGGGCAATTGGTAGCCGATTTGCAACGCAACGGCGCGCACTGTGGTATCCAGTTGAGCGTTAAACACCGCCAGCTCCTGCGTTGCACGTCCGGCTTGCTCCAGACGTTCATCGTCAAAACCATCTGGAGTTGAGTTAAGTTCCTTGCTTTTTTCAGTTCGTGCCATGCTGCTACTCCTTATGCGTTACGGGTAAAGTTGTGTTTCAGATCAGCGATTTGCTGCTCAGCTTTGCCGATGTCTGCCAGCACCCGGCCAAAAACGCGTCCCATCTTTGGGGTTGGATGGAAGTGTCCGGTGGCTTCATCCTTGCGGGCCCAGCCCTTGCCGATGACGGTTTTCATTAGCACGGTGACCGTGCTGGGCGAGAGTTCCAGCCCCTTGGCCAGCGCACCATTCGATGCGCCATTCACCGCACAACCAGACAGGGCATCCAGCAAATCCAGCACCTTGCCAGCCGAGTTGCGTTCATCTTCTGTTTTGCTCACGTTAATTCCTCGCTAAATTCAAATTCAGGTTGCAGATGTTTTTGCACATTGCCCTTGTGCCATGCCAATCCCTCCATACCTTGCTGAATCGCAGCGAGAACCACGTCGGCCTCAGCCTTGCCGCTGTAAAACTGGAGTAGCTGACCGGCCGCAGAATTAAGCATCTCTTGCAGGGCGTGCATATCATCTGGGGTGACATTGCGACCTGTCGGTGCCTGGATCACCAGATACCCCTCGCTGGCTGCGAGCCAGCGTGAGACGAAGTTGATACCGCAGATATGTTCGTAGGCGGGAACAGAGGAGGCTGGCATCTTGCCGTTCGACATCCACTTGTAGAGCAGGTCAGCACTGACATCCATCAGGTCGGCAATGCGCTCAACCGAGTAGTTCTTTTTGTCCAGCGCATGGTCTTTGCACAGGCGCAGCGCATCGCGCAGGCTGGACGGCTGAACTTTTTTCCAATTACGCCGCATGATTTGATTTCTTTCCGCCGTTGCTGTTCTGAACAAATTGATGCTTTGAACAGGATAAAAGGCTTTTTAATGGGTAAAATGCGCAACAGTTATTCATTATTTATTGCACTATTAGGCAGCGAGCTTTTCGGGAGCGGATTTCAGACCCAGCTTGACAGCGATGTCGTGCGCTTTGCCGTAGTGCGCTTTGGCCTGACCATTGAGTACGCGATACACCTCGTTACGGGTGTATCCATTGGCAGCGGCCCATTGCGTGAAAGTGATGCCTTGTTGCTGGAAGCGACGTTTAACTTGTTCGGCTGACATGGTTTGTCCTTTCGTGATGCAAACATGTTTTATATTTGATGTGTGAATAATAAGTTTGTTAATCAAACTTTGCAAGGGGTATTTACGTGGAAATCAAACTTTTTGAGCAGGTAAGGCAAATCATGGCTGCTTGCAATCTCAAGCAGGCTGATTTGGCGGAAATTCTCGGCGTATCGCTATCAAGGATTAAAGCCTTAACAACCAACAGGGTGAAGAAGCTAGATCAAACCGAGGTTAAGGCGTTAGTTGGAAAACTAAACTTAAATGCAAATTGGCTGGCAACAGGTGAAGGCGAGATGTTCCAGTCCACAGATGAAATTTCACTGGCAAACAGGATGGGCGACTTGAGAGAGGCGACGGATGCCGTACAGGGGATGGAGCTGTCCGACGAAAGGAAACGCCAGGTACGCGACATTCTCTACGCGGTAGCTTCTGGTGCCACCAATCTGATTGAACAGGCTCTCTCAGCTGTACAGCCCGAAGGGTTTGTTCTTGTACCGCGCTACGATGTGACTGGCAGTATGGGGAGTGGTCGCGTGATTCATAGCGAGCAGATTGTTGACCACTTGGCTTTTCGTGCCGAATGGGTACGCACCGAGCTAGGCACTAGTCCCAAAAATCTGGTACTGATTAGCGCCATAGGCGATTCGATGGAGCCCGCATTACGGGCGCACGATTTGCTGCTGATAGACCGTAGCGTATTGTCCGTCAAGCAAGATGCCATCTATGCCTTCGCAGTTGATGGGGAGTTGCGTGTAAAACGAATCCAGCGACTGTTTGACGGCAGCCTGATTATCAAGAGCGACAACCCTAGCTACGCCACAGAAACACTAACCTCACAACAAGTCGAAGCGATTAACATCATTGGGCGCGTAGTGTGGTCGGGGCGCAGGATGTAACTTCGACTAATACTGGAGGAAGGCCATGAACGAAGAATTACAGCGCTATTTTATGCAACGCTGGAAGAGTATGAAAGAGTCCGTGGACTCTCACCCATATGCACAATGGATGACGGTACTTGACCCTAAATGTTCTGAATCCTGCCGAACGTTGTATGGAAAAGCATGGCGCGTGGACGGGGAAAAATTATCTGATCTTGTTCATAACCATATCGCACAAAAACATCCTAATTGCAGATGCAGACTGAGTCCTGCCTCATTAAACGCCATTGTGCAAGAACATATTCAGCTAATGGATTAGCTAGTCAAGACCAGCTCGCATTTTAGGTTAGCGATACCATGAATTTTTAGCGTAGGACATAACGGGCTTTGGATAGAAATTATTTCCGCTGCCAGCAACGGGGCGTAAAGAAAGGTAAGGCGGCGCGAATGAAGAATATTGTTGAATACATAAAGGTTTTCTTTGGAATTGTTGTGTTGTGCTTAGTCGCCTTCTCTTTTTATCAGTTATGGGATTTATACACATGGAACACCAGAATTGATGGAAAGCCTACCAGGGAAGAATTTTCTCAGTCTGTATCTATGCAGAAAACATCTTTGCTGATTGAAAAATATGGGAAGCCAGATCATACCTATCCGAGCCATAACGGCGGGGACAATTGGGTTTATAGAAAAGCTGCTTATGATCCGGTTTCTGGAAAGGTGGATTTCGAAACAACTGTTTCAGTGATTGGCGATACCGTTTATGGGACGAGACCATAACGCGATGGATAACAGAATTGTTTCTTGGCAGAAATGCTAAATAAGTGAGGGGACAATGATTCGTGATTTTGATTTGATTCGACGTATTCTGCTTGATGTGGAGGGGTTTCCTGCCAACAGTCCGTCAATGACGCTGTCCTATCCTGACGAATATGACCAAGATGTTGTAAATGAACACCTCTGCCTTTTGATCGATGCAGATCTGATTCATGGAAAACCTTTACGCGCCATGTCTGGGATCGTTCAGGTAACAGTGCGCGGACTTACTTGGGCCGGACATGATTTTATTGATGCGAGTAAAGATAAAGCAATTTGGGAAAAAGCAAAAACACTGATCAAAGAAAAGGGTGGCGCGATTACCTTTGAAGTTTTGAAGTCTCTCCTGACACGTTTTGTCGGGGAAGGTCTAGGGCTTTCCTGAGTTCTGATGCGCAATTGAAATAGCACACCGCTGTTGCGCGCAGTAACTCTTTTCCGTGTTCGGTTTTTTCAAACTGTATATCATCGAATCTGCGCCGGGCAGTGTGTTCCCACTGTTCCAACAATTTTTCCAATCGCGCTTGTTGTTGAGATTTGGCAGTCATTTTTAATCCTTTCAGCGCGGATTGGGAGGAGCCGGTGGGATACGTGATGCAGGCTTATTCACAATTACACCCGTTAAAATTTCCCAGCGTTTGGTTTCCTCACGGCTCATCATGAGTAGCCGGTCTTTTTCCATTTGCGCTTGCTTCTGTAGTTGCCAGTTTCCCCAAGCCCCTGCGATACAGACAATTCCAATAATCACTGCAATAAATTCCAGCAAATTCATTCTTACCTCCATGAGTTCATGGTAACGGTATCACCTGCAATAACTCATGTCGCACCGGAAAGGTTTCCGGCTTAACCCTCCCATCGCGCGCGCGTAACCTTGCGCCATGAACACACCCCTGCAAATTTGCGGCCGCTGCGCCCAGTGGACACGACTAACTGATGACCGTCTGCCCGATCACGGCAGCTGTAAACATCGCCCGACCGGCCATTACACACATGGCAGACAGGTTTGCTTGACGACTCCGGTGCGTTTCCAATCAAAACCACGAAAGGCGGGCTGAAATGGCGAGTCGAAACATAAGTGATCTGTCCCCTGAAATGCAGCTTATCGCGATGCAATTCCTTGTGGAATGTCATACCGAAAAACTGGATGTAGTGATTATTTGCACTCACCGACCTCCCGCCGAACAGCAAAAGGCGTTTGATTGCGGCGCATCAAAATGTAAGCCGGGACAAAGCGCGCATAACTGCCTTGACGTATCTGGAAAACCCGCCGCCGAGGCATTTGATGTCGGCGTAATCCGCAACGGTAAGTATGTCGGTAATGGTAACGACCCTGATTATCTGCGCGCTGGCGCGATTGGTAAAAAGTTGGGGTTGGTATGGGCTGGGGACTGGAAAAACTTTAAAGAGACGGCTCACTTCCAAAATAAAAACTGGAGAAAACCATGAAATCACTCATCGCCTTTGGATCTAGCTACCTGATTGTTTGCGGCTTAATTATTACTTACGTAGCCTGGTTCTGGGCAGTTTTATTTACCTTGGTTATTGTCTGTGTGACTGCAGCTTTTCTTAGCCTGTTGTCGTCGGCAGGCAGTGCATTGGGCGATGCAGAAAGCAGCAAGTTTTTCAAATGGGTAGCTATTTCTACCATGGCGATGGCATTCGTGCTTTCGATTTATCTGCTGGTGCAACCATGAAGCTTGCCGGCCTGATTACCGATGCCGGCACAGGCATGGTTTCGCATACCAAGCTGTGGGCAAATATCGCTTACTGCGCCGCGACCATCGCCTTCGGCTACATGGTTTACCAAAACACCGCGACGGCTGAAATCTGGTTGATTTATCTGGCCAGCATCGGGGCATCCTCCACCTTATCCAAGCTCTTGTCGCTGCGTTACGGCGTGGCGGCGAATACGGAGGTGAAGCCATGATCCCGTTGCCGTGGCGTTTATTGGGTGGGCTGGTCATCGCACTGGCGCTTTTTTTTGGCGGTTATGGATTGGGGCATAAACATGCAAAAACAGAATGTGTGGCGGGACAAGTCGAGGCGCAACGCGCAGCAGTGGCGGCAGCAACAAAAGAAGATGTACGCCGAGAGGCTATCGGTACAGCGCGCGAGACTTCACGCGAACAGATCCGTGTCATCTACAAAACCATCAGGGAACAGGCATCTGAAACCATTGCTGATCATCCTGAGCTTAATGCTTGTGGTCTGGATGCTGACGGGCTGCGCGTCTGGAACACCGCCAATGCTGGTGAAGCCGCGCCCCTGCCCGGCGAGCCTTACCTCGAGCTGCACCGTGCCGCCACCCGCGAAATCGGGCAGCCTGGCGGATCTGCTGACCAATCATATCGAGGCGATGGAGCTGTACAGCCAGTGCCGGGATCAGCTGACTAAACTGGCAGAGTGCACTAACCCTCAACCCGATAAGAAAGACTGAAACATGCCAGACCAGTTAGACCAGGCGCAGGAATTTGAAGAGTTACGGCGTGCCGATGCGCTGCGCGATCAGGCATTGAAACCGGCAATGCCGTTCGTCGGCAGTTGCTACAACTGCGAAGCCGTGATCGATGTCGGCTGTTTTTGCGATACCGATTGTCGGGACGACTACGAAAAACGAGCAAAGGGAAAAATCAAATGACTTTATCAATCGCCGCCACGCTGGCCATTGCGATTATCTGCGGCTACTGGGCGCTGGCGAAGGTGCTGCTGGCACAAACGTTCAGGCAACTGGATGCGCGTTTTGCGTCTCAGGAGG